GAAAGATCGTCTTATTTTACCTTGGTTATTTTTATCATAATCTTGCCATAGTTGATCTTTATGCTGAGCTTCTGTTAATGGTTTAGCGTTTATTCTTACACTTCCAGAAGCGGATAAACTGTCATGCGTGGCCATTCCTTCAAGAATTAAAAATTTTGAATAATTTGAATCGCTTGCAACGTTACCTTGCTGAAATTCAGTAATTCGATCAATTGAAGCCTGAGTTAATTGACCGCCTTCGATTGCAAAAAGCATTGCTGGGATATGGTTGTTTTCTTGTGTGCGAATATTTGTAATATCTGCGTTACGACTACCGCCAATGGCAAGTATGTTACCTGCGTATCTTGGTAATCCATAAGGTGTTTTTCTACGAGTAGGTATTTTGTGATGAAACACTTCATTTGCCCATTTAGATCTAGGCCACTTTGCTTTAAATTTAGGATCTCTTTCAGCTCTTACAAAAAATTCTTTAATGGAATGTGAAATTACATTTCCTGTGAACTTAGATAAAACTCTTGGATCTTGAAACTCTTTATAAAAAATCTTCTTATTACCTACTATTTGCACATAGCGTCTAAATTTCTTAAGAAAGATTTTTGATCGCATATTAAGTGTGATATTATCTACATAGTTACATTTTACTCTAGTAAATCTTCTATCTTTTTTAGTAATGAACATTGTTGCAGTATCTAATCTATTAATACATGAGAATTTATTTATATCTGCTTTACCACGAATTAATTCCCACCAAGCATTACCTGTTTGTTCCATATCTTTTCTTGTTTGTATTTTTAAATGAGTAAATGATTCTTCAGGATTAGGTAATTCAAAAAATGGCTCAAGTCTTGACTTTTCATTTTTAATTGAAGCATCATGTGCGTTTAATTGATCTTCAGTCATATCCCGCATAACTAAACGACCACCAAAGCCATCAATTCCAATTGCCATTGCATCAATGTCTTGACCTAATTCATTAGATACTTCTTGAAGAACGGCTAACTCACCCATATTTAATGGTGGACGAACAATTTTACCTGTAAGTCCCATTCTGTGCAGATGGTCTGAGTCAATCTCGTTACTTCGAAACTTTCTAATTTTTCTTGGGTCTACTGAAATAACTGTTGCTTTAAGTAATGCTTTATTTCCATTTTTATAATCAACAGGAATAACCTTACTTACTGATGCGTCGTCATTTCTTAGCTTTACTTTTTTTGCCATATCAATCCCTATATAACGCCTGGTTCAGTTTGTCTAACAATTTGGCCTGTGCCAAATGCTAACTGAATGGCAATGTCTAATGCGTCGAATAAATCTTTGTATCTTCCATCTGGCATTTTTATTAATTGATCCCTTAACTCGTTCATACCTTCTTTTAATAATACATCACCTCTTTCAAAATATGCACTCATTTTCCACGCTCTTACAGTTTTGTCTTTATCTGTGAAGATTGGGACAATTCGCATCCCAGAAGTTTTTGGATTTGCTCGCATATCTTGATAAAGAGCTTGTTGATAGCCATTTATTTCAACACCAGCTTTAATTGGATCAAATTGATTATACTTTTCGAATAAAATTTCTTTTTGTTTATTATAATGCACTATACCATTAAAATAATCTAAGACATAAATTTTCCCAGTTCTTCGATTTACTCCAATTGTCACATGGGCAAATTTATCTGCTGTTGCTTTTTGACTAATTGCTAAATCACATCCTTGGTAAATAATTAAATCTTTAAAATTAATATTGTCATTTGTGGAATAAGTTCTAAACCAATCAATTTTAAATATTTTACCCTTCATGGCTTTTACATCGTTTTGATACTGAGAGTTGAAGCTGATTGATCCAAGTGCTTTTCTCATTGCAAAAAGTGTTTTAACTGACCATATTTCAGGCCAAATAGAAAGGTACTTATCTACTTTCTTTTTAAAACTTCTATGGTTTTTCTTTCTGATTAATGCTGGAACACGAATATAAAGTTTCTTAACTATTTTTCCGCGTTTATTTCTTACTACAAAGAATTTCTCAATTAATGTGCCGTTAAGATCCTCTGGATGATAACGAGTACCTATGTTTGATAATTCTCCATCTGCCATTAAGACAGGATAAAGAACTTTGAGATACCAGTTTTCAATTTTTTCACGTTGACCTTGTGTAGTTGAGTTATCTTCATCAACTAAATCATCAGCATATATTTTATCATAATGCCTACTGGCAATGGCAGTACCTATTCCAACTGTCTCAACCGTTTTCTCTTTATGATCAGCAGTTCTTGGAAGAACATTTATCTCAGCAGTATTCCATAGCTCACCTTTGTAATCTCCAAATACTTCTTTAAATTTAGTAGATAACATTTTATTTTTAATTTCTTGTAAAAAAGATTCAGAGTTGGCATTTGTTTTAGATGCAATTAAAATTCTGATATTAGGATTCTGCACAATATCTAATATTATTGATGCTTGAGTAAGCGTTACCGATTTTCCAGTATTTCTCGGGGCAAGGGCTAGATGCATTCTTTGATTACCAAGTTTAAAATAATTATTATTTCGGTGGTGCCACATAAGTAAATGGAAATCTATTACTTTATAATCAAGGCATTCTGTCATTAGAAGATCTATACGGCTATGTTTTATTATTTGGTCACGGAGATATTTTTTATTTACTTTTTTCTTGAATTCGTAATTCTTTTCTAATTTTTGTCTTTTTTTAAAGCCTTCTGAGGAAGGTTCTTTTAATAACTGTTGTACCATTATAACCTTGCGTCATGTTAACTTCCTAAAACAATATTAGAATTTATAGTATGTCAACCAAGCCTTTTCAAGGTAACTTTAGTTTTTATATGTATTTGTTTGATTTTCTTAGTACTGAGTATCTTTACATTAGGCGGCAAAACCTCTTTCATACCTTCCCCAGCAATATCTAATAGCTCTGGACGAATCGGAATAATATTTTGTGTAGTCATGGAAATCATTCTCTGCGCTTCTACTTCAATCTTCTTTTCAACTTCCTCATTGGACATTGCACTAATAGACATTTCACCTTCAATTTTAATCTCACCTATTTTACGCTCAATTAAACCAAGTTCTTGTCCTACTTTAATGATCTTATCATTTATGTCTGATTTTAATTTTATTGCTGCGACAAGAGCTGTCCACTGGCCTTTATTATTAAACTTAACTCTTAAATGGTCACACTCTCTTAGTAGTTGATGTTGTTTAATTAGATAATCTGAGTAAACAGCGTTTTTATCAAGTTGGTCAAATGCTAGTTTATCTCTTTGAAGAATTTTCTTTTTATAACCTTTTAGAAAGTTAGGTCTGATTTCAAGTATTGAACAGATTTCATCATCTGTGTAGTTTTTACCTATGTAGTATTGGATTCTGGCAATGAGATTTCGTTGTTGTTTTTTTGTTAAGTTCTTAGCCATTTACTCTCTCTTAATAAACCTAAACCCTTTACATGTTTTGCATGTTCGCTTTTTCCATAAGGCGAATTGGGTTATCTCCTTTATAACATCTCCAAGCTTTACGTCATCATATTCTTTCAGTTGCTCCAGCTCTCTTATTCCGAGATATTTGACCACTGCGTTATCTTTCAACTCAGTTTTCTTACCTTTGACAATATAACCACGGCCTTTACATTTATTGCACAGTGTATAAAGTTTAAAGAATTTCTTTAGAATCTTATAATAATTATAAGATTTTAATTTTATCTCTGGGATTTTTACAACTGATAGATAACCTTTTCTAGCCAAATTAATTACCCCTCAATCCAGTAGTTATTATTATACCACATTTTAGCGCTTTGCACAAATACTGGTATACCTCTTATAGAATTTTCCCATTTCCTCTTTTGTATATAGTTTAATTGTTTCCCCATTCATTTTCTTTACTAGTACGTCAAACCCTATTCGTTCAACAGCAACTTTCTCTTTAGTTTTATTTCTTACGTGAGTAGCTTCCATTTTAAATTTCTCCAATGTTAAATTTTTTATTGCCAAGTATGTTATAGGATGTTAGAAATTTCAAGAATTTAAATTTTAATTTTTTACAATGGAGAAAGACAATGGCTAAAAAGAAAGTTAAGAAAAAACTCAAAAAGGTTAAGAGCAAAGTACTTAAAAAAGCTGTAAAGAAAGTAGTAAAGAAAAAAGCTAAAGGAACATTAAAAATTAAACTTGGAAAGCCTGTAAAAAAGGCAGTTAAAAAGGTTAAAAAAGAGGCATTAGTGGCTCCAGTAGTAGCTGAAGTAACTGATTCTGTTGTGGTTCCCAAGGTAAGTAAAAATGGATACAAAGCACTCCATTTTACTGTCGATGAAAAAACATTAAACTTAATCGACAAAGCAGCGAAGGTACTACATATGAACCGATCAAATTTCTTAAGACAAGCCGTAGCGAAGTCCATCTGATCGGGAGCCTCCTTATCCTTGAGGGGCCACAACCCTATCGGCCCCTCAATTCTAACTCTAAGCAACTTCCAACTCCTTATCCCACATTGATTCAGTAAATTGTCTAAGTTTCTTTTGAGATTCTACGAAGTCTAAATACTTCATTGTGTTATTAATTGATTTATGCCCAAGAAGTGTTTTTACTGCTTTAATATCTGCACAACTATTATACATCTTTACTCCAAAGGTATGACGCAAAGCATGTAAACCAAGATTTCTATTTGGCCGGTACATATCCCATATTTTTCTAAAGCGTCTAGTTTTGATCTTAAATAGTAATTCGTCTTCATGCATTTCTGCACAGAATCGTTGTAGCTCATCGAAAAAGGATTTCCGAAGGGGAATGATCCTATCATTGGATTTCTTCGCACCACGGACGAATACGGACGCATCTCTTAAATCAGATTTTCGAATCATGAGTACTTCGCAAGACCTTGCGCCAGTATATAGTGCTAAGCGTAATAACAGTGAATCACGTTCACCCTTTCTCGATTCAAGATAAGTGATTAATAAATGAACTTCAGCATCAGATAAAAATTTATTCTTAGTTAGTTGAGCTGTTTTTACTTTTTTAGGTTTTGGCTTATTAAATAACTTAAGTAAATTTTTCATTTATTTCTCCAATGTGATTATTCCAAGGGATTCATAAAAACCTGTTGTTTTAATATACTTCTGTGCATGTCCTTGAATATGAGTTTTAGATTCTTTAACATTAGTAACTTTGCATTTAAAACCTATATGCTTTCTAATTGCTTCTACAATTTGTTTCTTTATTGGATTTGTACTTACTACATTTTTCATACGGCTTCCTCCAATCTATTACGTTCATTCTCCAATTCAAGAATCATATTATTTACAATTGAGTTAAGAACATTTCTGTGACCCTCATTCCATCCGTCCATATTTACTTTTCTAGTAAGCTTAGTTAACTGATCTACTTTGTTAGATACTTTTTCAATAAATGTTTCTTCCATATTACCTCCTAAATGTTTCTTGATCCATTATACCTCTTTCTTTAATTTCTCAATTACGGCTCCGTATTCAGACCTGACACCATTTTTGTGAACAATACCAAACCTGGCAGTCCGAAAAGTAATAACCCAATCAAAAATAATTACATGATCTACAGTATGTAATTCTAATTTTTTGGCTTTCTTCATTACGGCGTTATTTATTTTATCTATTGTTTTATCAAGCGGAAACGCATCTTGCCATTGTCCCATAAGGCTTTGAACTATTTTAACCATTGCTACCTCCTTCACTTATTAATGTACCATTGTCTGGTACAATTGTCAAGCTGCATCATTGATGGACGCATCAATAATATCAAGTACTTACAAAATATTAAATTTTTTCTTAAGTAATAGGTTTCCCACATTTTTGAGGATCATAAGTAATATCAAGTACTTACATACATCGTAGAATTGCTATTATATCCTTACTTATTCATACATTAATTTCTAATCGGTGTGAATAGATGAATAAAGCTTCCAACTGTGTAATTTCAATTAGTTATAATTGCGCTTTATTCATATACATGGCTAAGTCATTGATCTACGCATAAACTTCTAGTGACTCCATACAGTAATTTCTAGTAAATCAGCACTCTTGACACTGGTTAATTGCCTATTATATTGTGGGGGGGTAAAGGAGCTGGAAATATGCTGACAAAATCGCTTATTAGCAAATGTTATAAAGCTGGGTTTAAAGGATTAGAAAAAGGTGCAGCTTTAGAAGTTGAAGACTTAAGCGCTACTTTAAAAGTAGTAAGATACTTCATTCCACTTCCTTATAAATTAGAAGCAGTTCGAAGAATTGTTAGAAATTTAATTACTAGAAACATACAATTTGAATTAACTGAAACATTAAAAGACATTAAATATTTTGGATCTAATCATAGAATTTTATTGAAAGTTAAAAATAGGGAAATTTTATTTGAAATAAAGCCTGCGTAGCTCAATTGGTAGAGCAGTAGATTACAACTCTATGTGTGGAGGTTCAATCCCTTCCGTAGGCGCCATTTAATTACCTTATTCCAAATAATCATCGTAAACTGTTAATGTGCTGATTTACTAGAAATTACTGTATGGAGTCACTAGAAGTTTATGCGTAGATCAATGACTTAGC